TTTAACTATTTATTCCCTTATGTTATAATAAAACCTCATTTGGAGGGTTTTATGATTTCAGATATTGTTGTAGATTTACAATATGGTGATTGTGGAAAAGGAAAGGTTACACACCACCTTTGTAAAACAGGAGAGTATACACATGTTATCAGATACAATGGTGGTTGCAATGCAGGGCACACTATCTTTCATAGAGGGAAAAAATTTGTTACTCATCACATACCTGCCGGTGTATTTTTTGGCATTCGGTCCATTATTGGTCCGGGGTGTGTCGTCAACGTGGAGCAGTTTTTCAAAGAGATTGAAGAGTTAAAAGCAGGCGGTATTGATACAGATGGTCTTGTATTTATCGCTAAAAATGCTCACATTATTACGCAAAACCATATTGAAGAGGAAGCAAGAGAAACAAAAATAGGCACAACTAAACGAGGCAATGGTCCCGCTTATCGTGATAAGTTTGCTAGAACGGGAGTAAGAGCTGAAAACGTAGCTGAACTTCGACCATACTTAATAGATCTTTATGAAGAGCTACACGAACGATATGCAAACCCAATTATTCTTTTTGAGGGTGCCCAAGGGTTTGGTCTTGATATTGACTGGGGGTCCTATCCTTATGTTACTTCGTCTAACTGTATTTCCGCAGCTGCTCTGATGAATGGTGTTCCGCCTCAAACAGTTAGAAGCGTTTATGGAGTTGCAAAATCTTATGAAACTTACGTTGGGTCTAAGAAGTTTCAACCCGCAGGCGAGGTGTTTAATAAAATACAAAAAGAAGGTCAAGAATTTGGCGCTACAACTGGTAGAGTTAGGCAAGTCAACTGGATGAATTTAAATTTTCTAGAAAAAGCAATTAATATTAATGGTGCAACTCACATTGTATTTAACAAGATGGACGTTCTAGAAAATGTTGGTCACTTTGCAGTTAATGAAAATGGAACTCTTAAGCGCTTCATTGATTCTAGTCACATGGAAGCTCATATTAAACAAAGATTTGATACCAATCCTTTCGTTAAGTCTCTTGTGTTTTCTCGTTCGCCTCACGAAGTGTAAAGTGAGATAATCATTTTTTCACACTATTTATTCTAGAAATTATATTTTCAATTTCAAGGCTTAGGAGAAAAACAAAATGAAAAAATCTTATCTTGCAGAAGTGATTAAAGAAGAACTGACGAATTATATTCTTGAGCAAGAAAGAAATATCATGAAAGCCATCTCTAGCAGAATGTCCGCTGAAAAAAGTTTCGAAAAATCCAAAGAACTTAGCAAAAGATCGGAAGTACTTCGTCAAGCCATAAAAGATGCATTGGATAAGAATGATTTCATGAAGGCTAGCGAACTAATTGAAAAAATGAAACAACTCTCCGAAGAGATTGAGAGTTAATTTTGAACAATATCCGCACATACGCTAATGACTTAATAGAGTTTTTTCACCAACGCTACAAACTGCAAAACAAACCCTCTATAGTTTTTGCACAAGATCAAAAAAACAGCATGAAGCCTTTTGGTAAAACTGCCCACTACGATCCGGCGGAAGAGTCTATCACTGTATATACAACCGGTAGGCATATGAAAGATTGTCTTCGCTCTCTTGCTCATGAGTTAGTTCACCACCTACAAAATGAAAGAGGTGATTTAATGAGTATGGGTCCAACCGGTCCTGGATATGCTCAAAAAGATCCACACATGAGAGAAATGGAACGTGAAGCATATGAAAAAGGAAATATGTGTTTTCGTGATTTTGAAGATAGCTTGAAGAATCGACTTGAAGAAACTAATTATAAAGATAAAGACACTAAAGGAGAACAGAAAATGTCTTACAAAAACTGGAGAAATAAAGAATTTGGAGAGCTACTCATGGACAAATGGGGGTACAAGCCAAAAGAAAAATCGTTCTTGAATGAGGGTATGGGCACCTATGATCTATCTGATGCTGATTACAAAACTGCCCAACTAGAAGAAGCACCAGAAGAGCTAGATGAGGAAGAAAAAGAAGACGCTTTAGCAGAGGCTCATCCAATGTCAACCGAGTCAAAAGAAGAGGTTCTTGAAGACCTAGACGAGTCTGCCCTTCGCGATGCTGTTCGCGACATCTTAGAAGAAATGAACAAGGACAGCTAATGAAAGTTGATCTAAGAAAGATGACCAGAGACTTTTTGATAGGAGAGGTTAAAAGCAATCCTACTGCTCGTGCTTACGTCGAGTCTGTTCTTCGTATCTTAGACGAAGTACGACCAAAAAGTCAAAGGGAAAGTAGACAACTATCAGTTGCTCGTCAAAACTTACTTGAAATAAAAAGAGTTGTTAGAACTCTCGAAAATAAAATTTCACTTCTAGAGGAGCAAGTAAGAATATTAGAAGAAGGAAAATAAATTTATGGGTGGTGTAGCAGGACACTTATCACATCTTTACGATAATCGTGATCTTACCTTTAACAAAATGGCAGAGATCCTACAAAAAGCCGCAAAAGGTGAACTTGTAGGAACAGAAAAGACCGATGGTTATAATATTTTTCTTGGATATGTAGACGGCAAACCTCGTGCTGCTCGTAATAAGGGTGATATGTCCCGCGGTGGAATGACCTTTGAGGATTTAATCAATCGTGAATTTCGTGGTGGCGAAGAATCAAAACGTGCTTATGTTACCGCTTTTAATGCTTATGTTGCCGCACTAGATTCACTTTCAGAAAAAGAAAAATCTCAAATCTTTGGACCTAATGGTGAAATATTCTACAACACCGAAATCCAAGGTCCAGTTGCTCCAAATGTTGTGAACTATGACGAAAATGTCGTGAATATTCACCGCATGGGTCATAAAAAATACAATAAAGAAGATAACTCATTGGAAGTCGTGGCAAATGAAAAGCAATCAGCATTTTTAGACAAAGTTATTGATAGGTTTGAAGAGGCGACTGCAGACGAAGATTTTAGCGTGCGTAGAACTGCTTTTCTTACTCTTAATAAGATTACAGATGAAGAGTTTATTCAAAAAGTCTTAGATAGAATACAGCGTACAGGTTATTCGGGAGATATGACAATTAATGATTATCTTCGCAATAAACTCACTCCATTTACCGCAAAAAATTTACCGGAATTAGATGATGAAAGAGTAAAGCTCTTAGTTAGAAGAATGCTTGGCGATAAATCAGCACCAACAACCTCTCAAATTACAAAGGGCATGAATAGGAACATCAAAGAAAAGGTCTCTGGTTTTAATAGAAGCTCAAAATTTATAATTGGTAAACTAATTCAACCAATAGAACTAGCAATTCATGATTTTGCCGTAGAGCTTCTCCGAGGATTAAAAAGCGCTTATATTTTAGACAATGAGGCAGAGGTTGAGAGATTAAAGAAAGAAACAGAAGACGCAATTCGTGCCATTCAAACTTATGATGGTCCAGAAAAAAAAGCAGCACAAGACATTTTAGTTCGACAACTTGATAAACTAAAACATCATGGTAATATCGATACCGTTGTAGAAGGCTTTGTTTTTCAGTACGATGGTCAGATGTACAAGTTTACAGGAAACTTTGCTCCAATGAACCAACTTTTGGGACTATTTAAGTACGGAAGAGGTAAAATACCACAGATGGTGAGAGAAATGCTTATAGAACAAAATAAAGGCGAAACTGTCGCTATTTTACCAGGAAAGTTTAAACCGGCTCACAGGGGTCATCTAGACATGATAGAACACTACTCTAAAATTGCTGATAGAGTGGTTGTATTGATTAGTCCAAAAGAAAAAGATGGAATTACAGCCAAAACTGCTGAAGTGATTTTAAATCTTTATTTAGATGACGCCAATCTTACTAACGTCGACGTTGAGATTCCTCAAACAGCTTCACCTGTAAGAGCCGCGATGGAATACGGAAACTCTCCTGAGATGAAAGGAGCAAAAATTATTCTTGGAGCTTCAACAAAAGGTGGAGATGCTGCAGAACGCTTTGCTGGTAATGTTCAAAAATATGTTGAAGATGCAGAAGTTTTAAACCCTCTTGATTATGCTTTTGATCCTATCGGTGAAGTATTAAGCGCCACTGATTTTAGAAATGCTTTGAAAAACGATGAAGATATCGAACGATTTTTGCCAGACACTTCAAAAGATAGAGTAGACTATATAGCAGATATGGTAAACAAAGAACTCAAGGAGGTTAACGAACCCTTTTTGGGTATCTTTCGTGGGTTAGTCGATGAAGTTTTGGAAGAAGAAGACGAGTTAGAGGAAATATCCTCTATGGCTGGCGGTTCTGTCGAAGGATATGCTCTGCCTCTCGGTGCTAAACCTAGAAAACGTAAAAAAGTTTCTGAAAAAGAAGTTAATGAGGCGTTAAACTATTTATTACAGAAACTTGGAGTGCAACTTAATGATTAATCGCGATGAACTTTTAAAAGAACTTAAAGAGCAGCAAGAAGAGCGCAGATTCCGTAAGGTGGTACGTAATCTTTTGGAAAACTATCTTTCAGAAAAAAAAGAAAAAGTATTTCTTGAAGAGCAAAGACTTAGAAAAGTCATTAGATCCTTAATTAAAGAAACAACAACCGCAGACGTTCCTGATGGTCCGCCGCAAAGATCAACTGGAATAAATGTTCTTGAGGATACTTTAAAAGTCGTTATACCCATTATTGAGGATGCATATAAAGGTCTAACAACTTCAAAAGAACAGCGAGAGTCATTTAGGGCACACATATTAAACGCTGTTGAAAACTCTTTAGAGCCAGTAGATATTAGCGCAGCTGCAGAAAAAAGTCAAGAAGAAAATGAATTAGAAGAAGAAGTAACATTAGATATTGATGTTGAAGAGGATAAATTTATTCCAGTACGAGATCAAGATATGCCTCAAGATGTTGAAGATTCTGAGCCAGAAACATTCCAAGATCTTAAAGGTATGAATATAACTGGTAGAAACTTTGCTTCTACTACATTTAATAAAATTGAAAATCAAATTCAAGATGCTTATGAAAGTTTAGCTGATGGAGAAGATAGAAAATTATATAAAGAATATATGTTAACTAATCTTAAACTTTATTTTGATAGATTTGAAGAGGAATTGCAACCCACACTACCAGAACCAGAATCACCAGATTACGATCAAGGTTAAGAATGTCTTGGAAAAACAAGAGAAATAAAAAACCCTTTACAAAATATTCTAATTATAGTATAATAAATAAACTTAAATCTGAAAAGAAAATTACTGATGATACTTTAAATAATATTAATAATATATCTTTAGAAGATTTAATAGCTATAAAATTAGAATTATCTACCAGATATCTTTATGGCAAGCTTTATGGTATACCCATTTGGAGACTCACTAGACATGCAGTTACAGATGCTCTTTTAAAAACAGCATTGAGTATTGCAAGAACAAAAAAAGAAGCCGCTAGATTTTTAGGGGTTGACTATATGGAATTTAATCGCTATATTAAAAAATATAATACAATTTCATTTTTTGAAGAAAAAGAAAAAGAGGTTTTATGAATAATAAATTATTTAATGCAGCAAAATTAAAGTATGAAGCCCAAGCAGAAGAAGCAAGAGCAATGTTAGATATGTTATTTACTCAAACTGTTATGGTGGGAGAGCATACTGATATCTTAAAAGAAGTTGATAAATGGACTACAATATTAGCAGAAGCAATAGAATGCAGCGATGCATTAGATGATTTTGCTATAAACCGAACAGAGGAGGGGCTAGAAACCCCTTAAAAGGAGGGTTGAAATGTCGACAACAAGATTTACTTTAGATGGAAATGGAAAAAGAGCTTATATTGGTTCTCCAGTATATTACAAAAATAAAGTTTGGTTGTTAGAGGATATTCAATATCTCCGCTGGAATTCAGAACAATATCTAACCTTACAAGATCCAAAAAATAAAAATAAAAAAGTTGAGTTTGTTCAAGCAAATTTAATATCGGCAGTGGATTAATGGCATCTAAATATGGTAAAAAAAGAAAATCTATTCGTTCTTTTGAGCAAGAGCATTGGTATGTTACCAATATTGATCATATAAGCTTAAAAGCTGAATTAATAACTGGAAGACTGCTGATAACAATCATTCATGATAAAACTGGTTATTCATTTTACCTACCAGATATTAAAACATCAATAGCCAGCAGTAGAGAACAAATTGATAATAAAATTAATTTCTATTTAGACACATTTTTTCAAATGGATGAGTTTACTTTTATGCAAGCACACACGGACGAAGAAAACTATACAGATTACATGAATTTATATACAGACCTAATCTGGGTCAAAAACAAACTAGGTCTTACAATTTGGAACAAAAGAAATGTTAGATATCGATATTAATATTTATTATACTCAATAGGTGGGACACAAGCCCGTTCTGACAATTCTGCTCTAGAAATACCGCTTCTAATAAACTCCATTAGTTTTTCATAAGGTGAAGAAATAGCAATATTTCTAAACTTTACTAAAACAGAATGAACCATTCCTACTAGCTCACCTTTAGAATTCAGAATCATAGACCCAGAAGAGCCATATGTAGCTGCCAATGCATATACATCTCGACCATCTTCTTCACCAGCATATCTGCCCTCAAATACCGGAACCATGTCATAATCAAACATGCCCAAAGGAGCAGCTATATTGTAAACTTTTTCACCTCTTTTCGGAGGTTTCATGGCTAGAGGTATAACTTCTACCCCTTCAGTTAAACCCTCTGCAAAAAGCAAACAAGCGTCAATTGACGAGTCTTTCTTTAGAACAACGGCATCGTATTTTTTTAATGATAATGTTGAAACTCTCATATGAATAGTTTGTTCTACTGATTCCAACAAGCCTTTTTCACCATCACAAACGTGAGCGGCAGTGACTATATATGCTCCCTTGTCGGAAAGTCTAACAACATAACCAGAACCTGATGATCGTAGATCCATTGTTGCACATTTATCTTCACCAAAACATCTTTTTAGTTGAACTGTTTTGCTGATAAATGCAAATCCTTCTCTTGGAAAATCATTTTTTACACTTGAATTCGTCGTACCGCAAGAGAAAGCAAACAGCATAACGAACGCGAGGGTACTAATCATAACCCTACTCATTTTTTTATCCTCCCTTATCTCTGAGATTTTCACTCCCATATAAATAAATAAGGGTTCCAATTGTGTTTTTACCATTTAAACAAATAAAAACACTATTTATAGTGATTGCTTTTTCATATTTCACATGCTAGAATTAAGTGCATTGTTGAAAAAGATCAAGTGTTTAACAAAGTGAGTTAACATGGCTAAAAAAATTTATATTCTTGATACGAGCGTTTGTTTGACAGATGCTAATTGTATTCGATCTTATGCTAATAACGATATTGTCCTACCTCTTAAAGTTCTTGAAGAAATAGATAACAATAAAAAAAGACAAGATGGTGCAGGTACAAATGCGAGGATGTTGATTCGTGATCTTGATGCCCTTCGTGAGAAAGGTAGCCTGTCTAAAGGAGTAAGAATAGACAAAGGTAAAGGTCTAATATGCGTGAAAATGGTCAAACGAGAGGGGATACCAGATGACTTAGATTTATCTGTTCCCGATAACGAGATCATTAGCGTAGCGTTAAACCAAAAAAATGAAAACCCAAGAAGAAAAGTAATCGTGGCTACCCGAGATATTAATATGCGTGTTAAATGCGATTCGTTGGGTCTTCCGACTGAGGATTATAATTCAGATCAAGTTATAAAAGACACAGATAATATATATACGGGCTTCACTACTCATTTAGTTGACGAGCCTGTTTTAGACAGGTTTTATAGCGGAGAAGAAGTACACATAGAAGAAGATGAGCTAGAATTAAATCCAAATCAGTTTTTAATGCTGATTTCAAATCAAAATGAAAAAAAGACTGCTCTTGGAAAGTTTGAATCCTATGAGAAACCCTTGAAGTTGCTCAATCCCGGCAATAAAAAAAGACTTTGGGGTTTGAAATCTAGAAATAAAGAGCAGATTTTTGCTATGGATTTATTAGAAGACCCAAAAGTGAATGTGGTTACGTTAGTGGGTAAGGCTGGTTGTGGTAAAACCTTAATGGCAATCGCTGCTGGTTTAAGTCAAGTTGTAGAAAAAGAAACATACAGCCGTCTTGTGGTATCTAGACCTATTCAACCAATGGGTAGAGATATTGGTTTCTTACCAGGTACAATGGAAGAAAAAATGTCTCCCTGGGTCGCACCAATCCGCGATAACCTAGAGTATTTAATGGCTAACGATAAAGCAACGTTAGAAACTTATCTAGATAGGGGCAAGATAGAAGTTGAAGCTTTGACTTATATTCGTGGACGTTCAATCACAAATGCTTTCATTATCATCGATGAGGCGCAAAATCTAACTGCTCATGAACTTAAGACCATTCTTACTCGTGTCGGAGAGGGCACAAAAATAGTTTTAACAGGAGACATTGAGCAAATTGACAACGTATACTTGGATGAAACATCTAATGGGCTAACTCACGCTGTTGAAAAATTTAAAACTTTTGAAATTTCTGGACACGTAACACTTCGAAAAGGTGAGCGATCCAAAGTTGCAACAATAGCGTCTAAAATACTTTAAACTATCTAAAATATCTGTTATATTTACATAAAAGGAGCATTACATGAATTTAGAAAATGAAAATCCAGATTTGTTGAAGCCGGTCCAGCCGGAAAATGAAATGAAGCAGTGGTTAATCAATTATGTTGGAGAAAAAATACAACCAGAAAATGATGAAGTTAATGTAGAAATGATTATCCAGGTTATGGCAAAAGAGTTTCCAGAATTTCTTTTAACCTTAGCTGAAGAAAATTTTATTCGTGGATACCAGCAGGGGCTTGCTGATACTGAGTTAATGAAAAGCACCGCTATTGAAAGTGTCAAATAGAATGCAAGATTATATTGTCACCGAAGCCGAAAAGTCAAAAAAGAAATTAAAACAGTACACCATTCATGGAAAGCCGTTTATGTTTGCACAACCTTTTGAGAGAGATATCGATCTTAATTATGTAAAAAGAAAAGTGGAAACTTTGACACCAGAGTATTTTTTCGATAATGTTGATAGTTTTTTTGTTGGCTATGTGGATGAATTTTTTAAAGATGGTCGAGAGTTCAATGCAATGTTTAAAGATGGAGCGATATACCTCTCTCCAGATCAAGATAATGAAGCTGATTTACTAGATGATATTCTTCATGAAGTTGCACATGCAGTTGAAAAAATACATAAAGATAAAATATATGGCGATGGTCGGCTAGAACGTGAGTTTATAGCGAAAAGAACACATTTATATTATCGTTTGGGTGACAAAGAGTATGATATAGACTCATATAGTAATCCAGAATATGATTATGAATTTGATCAACATTTATATAAGAATATTGGTTACGATACGCTAAGAGGTTTTTCTGCCGAATTATTTTATTCCCCTTATGCCATTACAGCTTTAAGAGAATACTGGGCAAATGGTTTTGAAAACTATTTATTAGGAGTAAGGGAAAAATTAAAAGAAATTAGCCCTGTGTTATTTCAAAAAGTTGATCAATTTTTTGAGTACTAAGGAGAGAGAAATGCGTATTAAACAACTTATAGATGGAAACAAAAAAATATTTTCAGTGACTGCAAATAGTAGATCGAGATCTAAAAAAGTCTATGCATTAAAGAGTGACATTATAAATGCATTAAAGAATGATTACGATTTACAAAATTATATTTTTGTAAGCGAATTAAGCGATGGTGATCTTACTAAATGGGAAAATACTGGCAGATATGTTTTCGAAATTGATAAAGAAATATCTGTTGACAATGAAAAAAATTATGTTAAAATAGATCAAATAGTAGAAGCTGCGTCTCCTCAAGTTGAGGAGCAAAAAAAAGAAGCTTCGTTGCCTTATGGTCTTAAAAAACAAACAAAGGCTAAAAAGAAAAGGGCAACAAGAAAAACAACAGAGGAATAAATGTCTCATATATCCTACTCCGAGCTTAAAGAGTGGACAACTTGCCCTTGGAAACATAAATTAAATTATATTGATAAGATTAAACAGTTTAAAGGAAACGAACACACTGCTTTTGGTTCTGCATTACACACAGTTTGTGAAGTTGTAGTTGAAGACTTTGATAAAAATAAAAAATCTCAAGGTCTAGAAGAGCTTTTTGAGCATGAGTTTGTTAAAAACCTGCAGAGCATAAAAAAATCAACACCCGATATTGAATTTAATGCAAATCTCATTGCTGATATGAGAAAACAAGGCAAACATCTTATTCAGTTTATTCTACCTGCTCTCAAAAAATACTTTGGAAAGTTTGAGATGGTTTCAGTAGAGGAGCCTCTATACGAAATCATTGAGAACAAAAACATTCAAAAGAAATTCAAAGGTTTCATCGATCTTGTTGTTTATACACCGGATACTAAAAAGTTTCATATTATTGATTGGAAGACTTGCTCCTGGGGTTGGGATAGTCGGAAGAAAACAGATAAGATGATCACGTACCAGTTGACTCTTTATAAAAACTTCTGGGCTAAGAAGCACGGAAAAGATTTTAAAGATATTACAACTCACTTTGCCCTCCTAAAAAGAACTGCAAAAAAGAATAATGTTGAGTTATTCAAAGTTACTAATGGTGAAAAGAAAATTGGCAATGCGCTTAAACTATTAAATAAAGCCGTGTATAATATTGATAAATGCAATCACGTCAAAAATAGACTTTCCTGTTACGGTAAATATGGCGTATGCGAATATTATAAGACAGAATACTGTTCATGAGGTTTAAATGGATAAAAAAATTAAGGTCTTCACTCTTAGTGATATGCCTCTTAGTCCTAGTGGCGTGGGAACTCAAACTAGGTATATTTGTGAAGCGTTATTAAAAAGCGGCAAGTTTCAAATTCGTTCATTTGGCGGCGCCATTAAACATCCAAAATACGATCCAATCAAAACAGATCAATATGGAGATGATTGGATTATGTATCCCGTTGATGGATATGGCAATAAAGAGATGGTTAGATCTCTAATTCGACAAGAGAAGCCAGACATGATTTGGTTTATGACTGATCCTCGGTTTTGGCATTGGTTATGGGAAATGGAGCATGAAATTAGACCTCTTATGCCCATGATATATTATCATGTTTGGGATAATTATCCTTATCCTACTTTTAATAAATCTTTTTACGAATCAAATGATTTTATCGCTACAATCTCAAAAGTAACCGACGACATTGTAAAAACTGTCGCTCCAAGTGTTAAATCACAATATATACCCCATGCAGTTAACGGCGATATATTTAAACCGATAGAAAATAAAGATGAATTAGATAATTTTAAAAAACAAATGCTTGGAGATCGCTACGATCCAGATAAATTTATATTTTTTTGGAACAACAGAAACGCTAGAAGAAAGCAATCAGGGTCTTTAATTTTTTGGTTTAAAGAATTTTTAGATCGAGTTGGTCACGATAAAGCATGTCTTGTAATGCATACTGAGATTAAGGACCCAAACGGACAAGATTTAGAAGCAATTATTAAACACTTAGGGTTAACCAATGGAGAAGTCTTATTTAGTCAACAGAAAGTCGACCTAAGACAGCTATCTGTAATGTATAATGTATCAGACTGCACTATTAATATCTCAGATGCAGAGGGTTTTGGATTAGCTACACTAGAATCTCTTTCTTGCGGGACCCCAATTATTGTAAACATGACTGGTGGTTTGCAAGAGCAGGTTATAGGTGGAAAAAATCAATTTGGAATTCCACTTTATCCATCTTCCAAATCTATTATTGGATCGCAAAACATACCTTGGATTTATGAAGATCGTTTAAATGGCGATGATGTTGTTGATGCATTAGAAAATATGTTTTCGATGCCCAAGAATAAGCGTGAAAAGATGGGTCAGCTTGGCAGAGAACACGTTATGAAAAATTATAATTTTGATGACTTTAATAAAGTGTGGGTTGATACAATGCTTAAAATTTACGAAGAGGGGGGATCTTGGGAGACTCGTAAGTATCAAAAGCGATGGTATTTAAAAGAGGTGGCATAAAGTGTCATTTGAGATATTTCCAGACGATGTTAAAAAAGGGATTGAGATAATTTATAGTGATTGGAACATGAACGCTTCTGTTCTAGAGTATTTTTACCGATCAATACCTAAAGATAAAAAAATATTAGAACTAGGTTCAGGTGCAGCCACACAAGTTTTATGTCACATGGGTTTTTCTATGACGTCAATAGAAGAAGATGAGCGGTGGCTAAATAAAGCAAGTTCAAACTATATTCACGCTCCTATAAAAAACGGTTGGTATGATGTTGAGGTATTAAAAAAAGAAATCCCAAATATAAATTATGATATTTTAATTATAGATGGACCAGCCGGCAATCTAGAAAATCCAGCTAAACGATATGGATTTATAGAAAATATTGATTTATTTAATCTAGAGAACAAGATGTTGGTAGTTGATGATATTGATAGAAAAGAAGATCTTGTTGTCTGGCAAGAATTATTGGAAAGAACTATTACACAACAAGACGCTTCAAATGTTAGTGTATTCAACATTACAAATACAGGAATTATACTTAATAATTTTTAAAGTATACAAACAAGGAAAAATAAATGAAAATTTTAGTAAAAGGACCAGCACTAACCAGAACTGGATATGGAGAACATTGTCGTTTTGTTCTTAGGGCACTTAGAGAAGTTAATGACTTGGACTTATATCTGTTTCCTGTTAATTGGGGCAACTCAGCATGGATTTGGGAAGACTCCGAAGAAAGAGCTTGGTTTGACCAGCTGATTAGAAAAGCCGCTGTTCACAGTCAACAGGGTGGTCAATATGATGTATCAATTCAAGTAACAATACCAAATGAGTGGCAACGTCTAGCGCCCATGAATATTGGTGTTACCGCTGGCATTGAAACAACGAAGGTTGCACCAATTTGGTTACAAAAATGCAACGAAATGGATAAAATTATAACCATTTCTCAGCACTCAAAACAAACACTTATAAATACGGTCTACGAAGGAATAGATGAAAGAACAGGTCAAAGAGGCGTGCTTAAGTGCAATAAGGATGTTGAAATTGTTCATTATCCTGTAAAGCAAAATATACTAGAAGCGCCAACTAAACTCTTAGATTTAAATCTTCCAACAAAGTTTAACTTTCTTACAGTTGCTCAATGGGGACCTCGCAAGAACCTTGGCACAACAATTAAATGGTTCGTTGAAGAATTTATCGATAATCCAGACGTTGGACTTGTCGTTAAAACGTTTTTAAAGGGCGGCTGCGTTATGGATAGAGCAGCAATTGAGGACGAACTTAAAAAGATATTAACACCGTACAAAAACAGAAAGTGCAAGGTATACTTTTTACATGGAGATTTAGACGATCACGAGATGCACGCTCTCTATCGTCATGATGATATTCACGCTCTCGTAAGCCTCACTCACGGTGAAGGGTTTGGTCTTCCTCTGTTTGAGGCTGCTTATTGTGGATTACCAATTGTTGCAACAGATTGGTCTGGTCATTTAGACTTTTTGTACAAACCGACTAAAGATAAAAAAGGTAAAAAGAAAAATAAAGCTCACTTTTGTCGTGTTGATTATGATATTAAACCAATACCTCAACACGCTGTTTGGGAGGGAGTTTTACAACAAGACTCCATGTGGGCATATCCGCAGCAAGGTTCTTGTAAGATGAAACTTAGAGAAATGTACAAAGATTATTCTAGGTTTAACTCTCAAGCAAAAAAACTTAAAACCTGGATACTAAAAGAATTCAGCGAACAAAAGCAGCTAGAAAAAATGGCAACAAGTCTGTTGCCGAACCTTGTAGAAGCTGAAGAGCAGGTTAAGGTTTTCGCATAAGTGAAGTTTATAATCATAGCTGATTATCTGTCTAGCGAAATACTAGGTGGAGCAGAAATCAATAACAAAATTGTTTGTGAAGAATTAATTGCCAGAGGCTATGATTGTGTTGAAAAAAAAAGTCAAAGTGTAACAAAAGAGTATATTGAAAAAAACAAAGATTCTTTTTTTATTGTGTCGAATTTTGTATTGCTAAATCCAGACTTGATGAATGAGATAAAAAAAGTTAACTACTTGATATACGAACACGATCACAAGTATCTTTTAAATAGAAACCCTGCCTTATATCCAAAGTTTACCGCACCAAAAGAACACGTAGTGTTCAAGGACTTTTATCAGAAAGCAAAATCTGTGCTTTGTCAAAGTAAGTTTCATGCTCTGATCGTAAAAAATAATTTAAATGTAGATAATATTGTTAACCTATCTGGTAATCTCTGGTCAGAAGCAGATTTAAATTTCATGGAAAAAATGTTAGAGGTGAAAAAAAAAGATAGGTTTTCAATATTAAACTCACCTATACCTCATAAAAATACTTCTGGCGCGTTAAGGCATTGCGCCGGCAGCGATTATCAACTGATATTCTCCAACGACTATCACGAATTCCTTAAAATGATGGGAAGCAATTCTAAATTTTGTTTTCTGCCAAAAACACCAGAAACCTTTTCGCGCACTGTGGTTGAAGCAAGAATGATGGGTTGTGAAGTACACGTAAACAACTTAATTGGAGCAACCGGCGAGGAATGGTTTAAACTTAAGGGTTTGCATTTGATTAACTTGATGCGATCAAAAAAAGACACGATAGTTGAAAGAATCATCAGTTGTTTTAAAATTGAAAAAACTAATAAGATATATAACTTATCGTACAAAACAAAGCCAAAAGTTTCCATAGTCACCTCTATGTTCAAGGGAGACAAATACATTGATAAATATTTAAACAACCTTACAAATCAAAGTATTTTTGACTCTTGTGAATTGATAATTGTCAATGCAAACTCCCCAGGAAACGAAGATAAAATCATAGAAAAGTATACGGAAAAATATAATAATATTAAATATAAAAAGTTAGATTATGACCCTGGGATTTACGGATGTTGGAACATTGCAATACAAATGTCATCGGGCGAATATATTTCAAATGCAAATTTAGACGATGTACGGTCACTACAACAACTTGAAATATTTTGTGAAGAGCTTGATAGCAATCAAGACATTGATTTAGTATATTCAGAGTGCTTCGTTACCTCTAGAGAAAATGAAAATTACCAACAGAACTCTTCACAAGGTCTTGTATATCCAATTAAAGAATTTTCTAGGGAAAATATGATTAAATGTCTTCCTGGTTGTATGCCGGTGTGGAGAAAGACTATGCATGATGGTATAGGTTATTTCAATACAGACTATAAATCAGCAGGCGATTGGGAAATGTGGCTACGAGCAGTAAAAAACGGATCAAAATTTAAAAAAGTCTACGGAGTTCACGGACTTTATTATATGAATCCAAATGGGCTTTCGACATCTTCTGAAAACGAGGCGAAAAAACGCGCAGAAGAGAGAGAAATATTTTGGAAATACTCAGATGTCTATGAGAAAAGTCCTGAATATGAGTGGCACAAGGAGTACTTTAAGCAATGAAAAAAGTAATATGCTTTAGCTTGTGGGGTGATAATCCCACTTATACTATCGGCGCTATAAAAAATGCAAAACTTGCAGAAGAAATTTACCCAGGTTGGATTTGCAGATATTATGTTGGAAAGTCAACGCCAACAGAAATAATAAATCAATTGATGGAATTTAAAAACACAGAAGTGTTTATTATGAATGAATCTGGAAATTGGACTGGTATGTTTTGGAGATTTTATGCCGCGTCTGATCAGAATGTTAGTGTTATGATATCTAGAGATACGGATAGCCGATTAACAAAAAGAGAAAAAGCTGCCGTAGACGAATGGCTTGCAAGCGATAAAGATTTTCATATTATGAGAGACCACCCACAGCACGCAACAGAAATTCTTGGAGGTATGTGGGGAGTTAGAAATAGATTGTTAATTGGCATGGTTTCAGGAATAAATGATTATGCAAAGGGAGATTTTTGGCAGGTTGATCAAAACTTTTTAAGAGAAAAAATATATCCTGCTATAATAAACAATAAAGTCGTTCATGATGAATTTTTCGAAAAAAATAACTTTCCCGAGCCCAGGTTGGGTTATGAATTCGTTGGAGAGGCTTTTGATAAAGATGATAATCTTCTTTATCCTGAACACAGAGAAATGTTAAAGGCAGCGGTAGAAAAATGAAAAAAGTTGTTATATTAGGAAAAGGCGATTTAGCCATAAAAGTATGTGAGTGGTTTAAAGAATCAGAAGAGTATGAGCTAGCTTGCGTTATACCGGTTATTCCTGAGCCAACTTGGACTAGTTCAATTTCAAAGTGGGCTAAACAGAACAACGTTAAAGTGGTAAAATCAGGTCATTACAAAGATTTGTCTTTTAATCCAGATCTGGCGATGTCTGTATTTTATGATAAAATAATTAAAAAGAAATTTATTGACCGTTGCGGAAGAATAATAAACCTACATAACTCTCCGTTGCCAAAATACAGGGGCGTTTCACCGATTAATTGGGCGCTAAAAAATGAAGAAGTTGAGCATGGTGTAACAATTCACGAGATAACTCCAGGCATAGATGATGGACCCATAATCGCTCAACTAAAGTATAGCATTTATCCTGATATAGACGAGGTAGAGGATGTCTATAAAAGATCGCAAGTCTATGGTTTTACTTTATTTGAGCAAACTATGACTAATTTTAATAACATAACGCCCAGACCACAAGATGATAGCGCAGCAATATATTATGACTCTACAAAGAACAACCTACTGGGAGATAGAAGATATTTTACTAGAAAAGAAATGGGAGTAAGATAATGAAAATTGGGGTAATTGGCTGTGGTTATTGGGGAAAAATCATTATAAATAACCTAATACAGCTTGGACAAGAAGATTTAGTTTTATGTGATAATGATTCTACATTGAGTAATTTAAATTTTGGAAGAAAATTTGAATTAACAAATGATTATAAAAAAGTTAATTGTGATAAGGTTTTTGTTTTAACACCAGTCACTCATCACTATGAAGTTTGTAAATATTTTTTACAAAAAGGTGTTGATGTTTTTTGTGAAAAAGTTTTAACAGACGATGTTGGAACAGCTAAAGATCTTTATAAAACGGCAGATAAAAATAAAAGTAATTTGTTTGTTGATTGGATATTCACGTTCAACAATCAAGTCAATTTAATAAAAAAAGTTTATGATACAGGAGTTTTGGGGGACGTTAGGCATGTGTTTTTAAATAGACAAAATTATGGTCCATTCAGAGATGATGTCGACGCCCGATACGATTTAGCGAGTCACGATTTGTCTATTCTACTACATATTTTCGAAAAAAGCCCTAAAGAAGTTAAATGGATAAACTATAAAAGAGATAAATCACAGCTTCAAGATGATAGTGCTATTGGTTATTTTGATTTTCATAGTTTCACATCTGTTGTAAATGCTAGTTGGAGTCATTCTAAAAAAGATAGAAAATGTTATTTTGATTTTGATAATGGTTACATTACTTGGGATGATTCTACAAAATCTTTAAAAATAGACTGTAAAGAAGATATAATAATGTCAACTGAAAACAACGAGAGTCCGCTGCATATTTCTATAAATAATTTTTTATCAAATGAGTTATTTGGATATAAAAAGCAACGAGAGATGACTCTAAAAATCATAGAGGCACTAAATGAAAATTAATTTTAATGACTTGAACAAACAATGGCTGGCAATCAGAGACGCCGCGCAGCCTCAGATAGATAGACTTTTTGAAACAAGCGCATTTATCAATGGTCCTGCTGTAAAGCAATTTGAAGAGGACTTTGCAAAATATGTTGGTTCTGAATATGCCGTTGGAGTATCAACAGGAACCGATGCTTTAAAGTTAGCAGCTCGTGCCCTGCAGCTTAAAGGGAAAGTGGGAGTTATAATCCCAGCTAACACTTTTATTGCAACCATACTAGGTGTAGAAGAAGCATATCCAGATGCTGAATTTGTTTTAGTTGATCATGATGAATACTTTCAGATTGACGTTTCTTTAGTGGAACAACAATTAGTGAAAAGAAGAGAAGATTGGGACGAATGTTTGCTGGTACCAGTACATTTATATGGTCACTGCGCAGATATGAAATCAATCATGTCACTAGCTGAACAATTCAATTGTAAGGTTTTAGAAGACGCATCACAATCTCATGGAACTTTATGTGAGGATGGAAGAAGAACAGGAAGCATTGGTCACATATCTGCTTTTTCTTTATATCCTGGTAAAAATTTAGGAGCAGCTGGGGATGCTGGTGTCGTAACAACAAACGATGAAAGTTTAGCAAAAAATGTTGAAATGTTGAGAAATTACGGATCAAAGAAAAAGTATTACTATGATTTTAAAGGACATAACCACAGGTTAGACACCATGCAAGCTATCATAGTAAAAGAAAAACTTAAACACTTAGATAAGTGGAATCAAAGCAGAAACAAAGTTGCCGATTACTATAATAAAAACATTACAAATAACAAAGTTATTACTCCAAAAACAGCGCATTATTGCAAAAACCATACTTACCACATATATTGTGTTTCCGTTGAAAATAGAAGTGATTTTATTGATTATTTAAACAAAAACAATGTGCAAAATGGGATACACTATCCCATACCGATTGAAGAAACAACACCGTACAGCTATTTGGGAGAGACATACAACAATAGTAAGACAAGAGAGCTTTGCAAGAAAATAGTGAGTTTGCCGATGCACCCTTTTATGAGTGAAAAGGAAATGGAGATAGTCTGTAAAGTCATAAATGAGTGGAAATAATGACCCAGCCGATAAAATTTAAAATAATATCTCGCCAAGAGATAGAAGATATAGCAAAGCCGCCCGCAGGCTGGTTAAATGAATATCTTCGTACCCGACCAGATATATTAGAAAAAATAGATATATGGTGTCCAAATTCCAGGTCTGCCAAGCAAGAGGACTACTGCAATTTTCACTTATTCGATCAAACAGATAAAGTTGATAGTAGCACAGTTTTTGTTTTTAGTATTTATTTGGAGTTGTTTGAGTTCAACAACATGCAAGTACAGATGTATAACTGCATAGATCATTTTTGTAAAAAATACCCAAATAACTTGATTGTTTTCCATTGGAATCATGATAATGACTGGGCACTTCATGGTTGGATAATGGAAAAATATAAAAATGCTTGGGTTGTTAACTTTGGATATACTAGCAAAAAACACAAAAGAAATATAATTGTTCCATTTTGGAATATAAACACAGATGTTGTAGAAGAAAATAAAAAATATTTCGCAAGTTTTATCGGGACTCCAAACAACAATATCAGAGCAAAACTCGCAAATCACATAATGCAAAGTGGAAAAGACACGTTTCATTATTTATCTGGTTTAGACAAAGAACAATATTATAAAGCAGTTAGCTCTTCGGTATTCAGCTTGTGTCCACAGGGTGGTCCAAGTGATGGAGGATTCTCTTACCGCTTTTTTGAGTGTTTGCATCTGAACACTGTGCCTGTTATATTGGTAAACCGACTTGTATTTCCTTATGATTCAGAAATAAATTACGACGATGTTTGTTTACGTTTTCCTGTATCTCTTATAGATCGTGGGATCAATAATCTGGAAAAGTATTTGATATCAAATCAAAGTAGAGTTGATCAAATGTTAAAAAACATTTCTAGTGTTAGGCATAAATTCACTCTAGGTGGAGTGCAGCAAGAAGTATATAAAAACATATCAAAGCAAGTGAGACAACATTAATGAAAAATTTATACATTCATCACCATTTAGGATTAGGAGATCATTTTGATTGCAATGGAATGGTTAGATATATATTAAAAAACAGTGATTTTGATAGAGTGTCTGTTTTTGCAAAATCAAATTATTACAGCATGATTCAGTATATGTATCGTGATGACGATAATATTAACATCATCAAAGTAGATAAAAATAATGAAATGCAAGATGTTAACAAATATCTAATTGATAATAGTTGTGAGTTCTTTTTAAGAGTTGGTCATGAAAACTACCCTTGGGCTGAAGCTTCATTGAATAATAATAAAAATTGTTGGGAATACTTTTATGATCAAGTTCGTATTCCATATAATATAAGGTACGATATGTTTCACGTTGATAGAGACTTATCAGAGGAGCAACGAGTTTTTAAAAAACTAAATCCAAAAAACGAACCTTTTATTTTTATGCACGATGACCCATCCAGAGGTTATAAAATGAACAGAGAACATTTTATCAACCCAAGTTTAAAAATAATTGAAAATGACGTGACAGAAAATATTTTTCATTTTATAAAAATATTACAAGAGGCTGAAGAAATACACTGCATGGAAAGCTCTTTTAAAACTTTAGTAGATTTTTATTGTAAACAGGACAACGTATTTTTTCACGATTTTAGAAATCACCCTCTTGGAAATTACAGTAGAGCAAAATGGAAAATTGTGGAGTATAAATAAAGATTATCATGATAAAAAAAATTACACGAGACTCATTTATATGCTATAACTGGATGCCCATGTTCGCAGATCATTGTATGGACAGAAGTGACGAGTTTTATAAATCTGTTGGCGTAAGTAGACTTCACGACTTACCAAATTTTAACCCTAGAGAAGTTTGCGATGGTGACGTCATTTTTGTAAAAACCGATTACATATACGACGGCTATTTTCAGAATTACGTATTTCCACAAATAAATAATAAATTTATTCTTGTAAGTGGTATTTCTTCTTATCACGTTGGATGCAATGGTGATATGAGTTATGAAAAAATTATGAACAGTCCCAATCTAATTAAGTGGTTTTGTACAAACCCGCCATCTTTAAAAAATAATAAGATTATTCCCATTCCAATTGGCTTTGAAGAGATTGAAAGAGATGGAGGAAATCAAACTTTTCTTTTAGAGCAAAGACAAGCTAGAACAAAATTTCATGATAAGAAAAATAAAATTCTTTTACCTTATCACACTCTTAATACAAACCCCAAGAGAAGAAATTTATTTAACTCATTGCGGAATCTAGATTTCGTTGAAGTTCAAAAAGATAAGTTACCATTTAAGGAATATATGCAGCTACTAGATCAGTATAAATTTGTTATTTGTCTAGAAGGAGCCGGTCCCGATGTACACAGAAACTATGAATGCCTGCTTGTAGATTCCATACCAATAAATGTTAAGAATACTATAGAGTTTTTATTTAAATATCACGAAGTACCTGGGGTCTTTTTAGACTCTTGGGACAATTTGAATGATCAAAAGTTTGATGATCTGGTAAGCTTTGAGTATAATTTTGAAAACAATAAAAAGTTTTTGACCATCGATTATCACGCAAAACTAATAGGAGATATAAATGAAAATTGAAGTATCAATAGGAGAGGTTGTTGATAAAATTACAATCTTAGAAATAAAAAAAGAAAACATTGACAATAAAACAAAATTAGTATATATTAACGAAGAGCTTGCCATACTTAAATCCTCGTTAAAAAAAGAGAATATTGAGGTTCCGAGCGAATTAGTTGAAAATTTAAAAAACATTAATAAGCAGTTATGGGATGCAGAGGATATTATCAGAGAGTGTGAAAAAAATGAAAACTTTGGTGATGATTTTGTGAAATGTGCCCGTCTCGATGCCATATTAAATGATAAAAGATTTTTAGCAAAAAATGAAATAAACAATTATTGTAATTCAGACATTAAGGAACAAAAATCATATGACGGACTTTATACCCCAGATTGAGCCATGGATCGATGAACGTGAATTATATTATTTAAAAAAAGTAGTTGATTCAACTTATGTCACAGAAAATGTCTTAACAAAAGAGTTCGAAGATAGAATTAAAAAGTTAACGGGATCAAAGCATGCGATTGCATACACAAATGGGACTGTTGCGCTTTATGCTTGTTTAAAATCTTTAAATATTGGTCCTGGTGACGAAGTAATAGTTCCAAATTTAACATTCATCGCCACTTCAAATGCGGTTTTAATGACAGGGGCAACCCCGGTTTTTTGTGAAGTATCCCCAGCAACATTATGTATTGACCCAGAGGAGATCATAAAATTAATAAATAAAAACACAAAGGCAATAATGCCTGTTCATTTATATGGACAAAGCGCAGATATGCATCGTATAATGCAAATAGCAAAAAAATATGGCATAGGTGTTATTGAAGATGCCGCACAGGGAGTTGGAGTTAAGTTTGATAACCGACATGTCGGAACTTATGGTGATTTAGGAATTTTATCTTTTTATGGCAACAAAACAATAACCTGCGGCGAAGGCGGTATCATATTAACAAACTGTGATGAATTAAAACAAGCTTGCTATAGATTAAAAAATCATGGTAGAGATGGTAAAGGTGTGTTTATTCATAAGTATGTAGGTTTTAATTTTTGTTTTACTGAGATGCAAGCTGCCATCGGTCTCGCGCAGTTAGATAAACTACCAGCTATAATATCAAAAAAACAAAAAATTTATGATAAATACCAAGAATCTTTAAAAAGCTTAAATCATGTGCTTCGACCAGTATATCTAGATCCTCGTACTACGCCTGTTCATTGGTTCACCTCTTTCTTGACTAGTCGTAAAGAAGAACTGCAAAATTATCTAAAAAGTAAAAATATTCAAACAAGAGATTTTTTCTATCCTTTAAGTTTACAGCCTTGTTATGAGTGTTTAGAAAGTGAAACTTTTAAAATAAGTGAGAGATGTTACTATGAGGGAATATCACTACCATCTTCTTATAAGTTAAAAACAGAGCAACAAGAGTATATAATAGACTCAATTAAGGAATTTTTCAAAAATGATACAGTTAGTTAAAGATACAATTGATAATCAAGACATTGATAACTTAATAGGATGGTTAAAAACTTATCCCAGATTAACAAAGGGAAATTTAACCATAGAATACGAAAAAAAATGGTCCGAGTTTTTAGGGTGCAAATATTCTGTTTTTGTAAATTCAGGATCATCGGCAAATTTATTAATGTTATACGCTTTAATAGAAAGCGGCATGATAAAGGTCGGAGACAAGGTTGTTGTACCCGCAGTATCTTGGTCAACAGATTTAACTCCAGTTATACAGCTAGGTTTGGAGCCTGTTTTATGTGACTGCAATATGACCGACTTATCTGTTGATCTAGAAGATTTGCAAAATATTATTGCAATACATAAACCCAGTGCATTAATTTTAGTTTCAGTTTTGGGTATGGTACCAGATATGGATGCTATCACTAAAATTTGCGAAGATAATAATGTGGTGTTATTGGAGGATGCCTGCGAGTCTTTGGGGTCTAAATATGAAGGTCAATCTTTGGGCACTTTTGGGCTGATGTCTTCTTTTTCAACTTATTTTGGACACCACATATCAACAATAGAAGGTGGAATGATCTGCACCAATGATAAAAAGATTTTTAACTTATTAAAAAGTCTACGTAGCCATGGTTGGGATCGCGACATGGATGAAGATGAAGTGGTCAAAATTAGACAAAAGTATTCTATTGGTGACGATTTCGATTCCTTGTATAAATTTTATTATTACGGTTTTAACTTAAGAGCAACCGATTTGCAAGCATTTATTGGATTAAATCAATTAGAAAAAGTAGATAAGGTTATTACTAATAGAAATAATAATTATAATCGTTATAAAGAACTAATTTTTAATGATTTTTGGACACCACAACGTTCTAGTGAAGAGAACTACATATCTAATTTTGCTTATCCCATGATACATCCAAAAAGAAAAGAAATAGTTAAAGGTCTCAAGAAAAACAATATAGAAACAAGACCTTTAATTTGTGGTTCTCTTGGTCAGCAGCCGTTTTGGATAAAAAGATATGGTGAGATTAAATTTAAAAACGCTGGGCTGGTAAATGATTATGGTTTTTATTTGCCAAATAATCATCAATTAACAGATGAAGAGATACAATTAGTTTGTAAAGTTGTAAACGAATCAACACGTACAGAGGACAAAAAATGATAAACATTAATTTTAAACAAAATTCCGAGTATTATAAAAATTATGAAGCGTGTAATGAATTTTTAAAAGGTTTAAATTTACAAAATTATGAATATCCAGATGAGAAAGTTATATTTCATGTTTATAGCGAAATAAAAACACCAAAAGAATTAATGGCTATAAAGTCTTATTTAGCGACACAAAATCTGGATCAAACATCAATGATTGTTTGGTCAGATTATGATATATCAGATAATCCTTATATACAACCTTATAAAAATTTAGTTGAGTTTAGAGTTTATAATGCATCTGAAGAGGCTATTGGAACTCCTTTAGAGGGTGATTTAAAACTAAAAATGAAAGATCCGAAATATTATTTACAGAGCGACCTAGCTAGAATTTTACTTTTATACAAGTATGGTGGTGTTTGGATTGATATGGATGTTATACTCTTAAGAGACTTTAAACCCATATTAGATCAGGAATACATGTATATGTGGGGATCAGAAACTAATTTTGCTGTTGATGGAGCATGCGCAACTGTCCTCTCTGGTAAAAAAGAAAGTCAATTTATGACTGAATTAGTTAGACAATTGTTATTAACACCAGCTAGACCCGGAACGGTGTGTTGGGGTAAGGATATGTTTGCAGCATTATATAGAAGATATGAGTTTGATGTTATGCCAGCAGCCTTTTTTAATATTGAATGGTGTATTAATAAAACACATCCTGGGTTGGGTGATAAAATAGAAAGCCAGTGGTTCTATGACAAATTAGATAACAAAGATCATTTATTTTTAGATTCTTTTGGCTGGCATTGGCACAACAGTTCGAAGAAAGATTTTAAAATTGTTGATGGTTCAAAATTTAATTTACTACAAAAAAGAACCGATGACCTTTTAAAAGCTAGAGGAATATGATAAACGAAGAAGATATTTTAGTCACAGGTGGTACCGGCATGGTCGGATTCGCATTGAAAAACATTATTCCGGGTGCCCAATTTGTCGGCAGTAAAGATTATGATCTGACGCAAGAACAACAAGTTTCTAAAATGTTAACTTACTATAAGCCGAAGTATATTGTTCATTTGGCTGCTAAGGTGGGTGGAATAAAAGCAAATATTGACAATGTGGGCTCTTTTTTTTATGACAACATAAAAATTAATTCTAATGTTTTAGAGCAAAGTCGTCTTCACAAAGTTGAAAAAGTAGTCTCTCTACTGAGCACTTGCATATACCCTCACAGCGCAAAATATCCACTAACAGAAAATCAAATACATTTGGGAGCACCTCATTTTTCAAACTTTGGCTATGCGTACGCAAAAAGAATGTTAGATGTGCAATCTAGAGCTTATAGGCAACAATACAACTGCAATTTTATAACTGCAGTCCCCAATAATCTTTTTGGTGAGAATGATAATTTTCATTTACAAAACTCACATGTAATTCCTGCGTTGATAAGAAAAATATACGATGCAAAGATAAATGGCAAAAGTAAAATTAACCTTTGGGGTACTGGAGAGCCACTAAGAGAGTTTACATATTCTAAAGATGTTGCAAAAATACTTTTGTTTTTGCTAAAAAAGTATAATGGAGTTGGACCAATAAACATTGGAAATACAAATGAATACTCGATAAAATATGTTGTTGATGAAATATTTAAAATTTTTGAGTATGAATGCGAGGTTTTTTGGGATACAAAAAAACCCTCTGGTCAATATAAAAAACCATCTTGCAATGATAACCTTACATCACTGGGTTGGGAAAAAAACAATTATACAAATTTTGATATTGCATTAAAAAAAACTTGCGAATGGTTTATAATTAACTACCCGAACATTAGAGGAGTGTAATGAAAACAGCTTTAATAACTGGAATTACTGGTCAAGATGGTTCTTACCTAGCTGATTTTTTACTTAAAAAAGGATATTTTGTTATAGGTTTAAAAAGAAGATCATCAATCATATGCACTGACAGAATTGATCAAATATATAACAATATCAATTTTAAAATGGAATATTTTAATTTAAATGACCCAGGTTGCTTTTGGCGATTATTACTGAAGTACAGACCAGATGAAATTTATAATTTAGCGGCGCAATCACACGTCAGAGTATCTTTTGATACACCAGAAGAAACTGTGCAATCCGTTGCAATGGGCACTCTTAGAATGTTAGAGGCTGTAAGAACAATAGATCCAACTGGTAATCAAATAAAATTCTATCAAGCTTCTTCGTCAGAAATGTTTGGTGATAATACAAATTATCCTTTTAATGAAGAATCGCGTTTTATGCCAGCATCACCGTACGCATGCGCAAAAGTTTTTTCTCATAATTTAGTTAGAAACTATAGAGAGAGTTATGGAATTCACGCTTCAAGCGGTATACTTTTTAATCACGAGTCACCTCGACGCGGAGAAACTTTTGTAACTAGAAAAATAACTATGGCAGCAGTAAAAATAAAAATGGGTCTGCAAGATAAATTATATCTAGGCAATCTTGACGCAAAAAGAGATTGGGGTTTTGCTGGGGATTATGTAAAAGCAATGTGGTTAATGCTACAACAAGACATTCCAGATGATTATGTTATCTCAACTGGTGAAACATATTCAGTTAAAGAATTTTTAGATTGTGTTTTCAACTATGCAGGCTTAGATGTCGATAAATACGTAGAAGTTGACTCAAGGCTATTTAGACCTCAAGAAGTGCCTTATTTGTTAGGCGACAGTACAAAGGCTAAAAGTGTTTTAAAATGGGAACCAAAAGTTAAGTTTAAAGAACTAGCTAAAATGATGTACGATTCCGACTGGAATCTGATGTGTCGATAAAGGAGAAAAATATGACAGAAGTAGAACACACAAATTTATCAAAACAAGCTATCGGTGCGCTCATGATGGCGCTGCAAAAGTCTTTATTAGAGCAATCCGACATTGTTCCGGTTTTAGCCGGCTTTAAGATGTCAAAATCACCAGAAGGTCTTGTTGTTCTTAACCCCCCAGTGGTTAAGTTCAATGAAGAAACAACCCGAGACTGGGATGTTATTGCCGATCAGCCTGATACGCTTTAAAGGAGAAATAAGTTGCCAATATATGTTTACCAGTGCGGGGATTGCTTAGGAGAGTGGAAAGAGAATCACTTAATGAGTGAATCGATAGAAGACTGTCCTTGGTGTGATTCTAAAAACATTGCACGTAAGCCAAGCGACTTCACATTTAATTCCAAAAAACAGGAAAAACAAAAAAAAGTTGGCGATTTAACGAGAGAATTTATAGAAAACTCAAAAGAAGATTTGAAAAATCAAAAAAAAGGACTAGATAAAAACAGATGATTGAATTTTTTTTGGCTCTGTCGTCTGTTTTTAATGTTCTTTTGGTTTGGTACATTGTGCAACTTATACGTCGATTTTTATCTTTTCAGGACGACTTAGATGACTTCAGCGTAAGACTAGAAGAATATAGCGAGCATGTCAATATTGTTAGCAGTCTTGAGCGCTTTTATGGTGATGAAACTTTGGGAAATTTGCTTCGTCACTCAAAGTCTCTTGTTGAAGAGTGCCAAAAATTTCAAAGCATCATAAAACAAGAGGAAGAATATGCCGAGGAAGAAGACTAAAAATCATTATTTCAGAAAAGAACATCAAGATGCAATAGTAGCTTATTGCTCAACAGAAGACTTTAATAAAAGAAATGAACTTTACAACGAATTCATAGGACCAGTTTTCGATGAGATGGTTGATAAAATTGTTTACACCTATAAATTTACATCTCTTCCAAATATAGACTATCTTAAAGAAGATTGTAAAAACTGGCTTATTACAGTTCTGAACAACTTTGATAAAGAGAAAGGCTCTAAAGCGTTTACATACTTTAGCGTTGTCTCTAAAAACTGGTTTATTGCCGAAGTAAAAAAAACATCTAAAAAAGCGAAAAGAGAAACGCAAATAGATAATTATTTCATAAATCAGGAAGATAAATTCAATAACCCCACCTTAAAACAACTGATAATCTACAATACGTATATCGAAGATCGCTCTAAGAATGAATTCTTTTCACATTTGTATAAAGAGATAAAAGATTGGAAAAAAATGCCACTCAGAGAAAATGAGATAAAAACAATACAAGCCATTGAGATACTTTTTAATGAAGCCAACAATATAGAAATTTTTAATAAAAAGGCTATTTATCTATACATAAGAGAAATTACTGGATTGAATACAAAGCAAGTAGTTAGTTCTCTTAACAAGATAAGAAGAAGATATAGAGATTTTAAAAAAGAATGGGACGATCAATAAAAAATTTAGAAAATTATATTCAAGAAGCGATTGACAATATTCGTGATGATCGTGATATAACCTCAACACTATTAACACAAGTTTTTGCGGAGATAACCAACGGTCAAGAAACTCACAAGGATTTAGGTTTGATCGCAGCAAAATATGTAGAAACTTTGCAAAGATCCAATGAACAATTGGTAAAACTTACATCTATTATGGCTAAGAAAACTGATTCTACCGTAGAGTTAACGGAAGAAGATAAAAAGTCTCTTTTTGATGTAATCCAAGGAGAAAAATAAAAAGTGTCTGGAGGATTTAAACCCAACATGAACTTTCTGAAAAATAGTTTTCAGATTAGATCAGATACTAAAATATATGACCCAAAAAACTCATCAGCTACCGGCTTAGTTAGAGAAAAGATAAAAGGGGTCAACAATAGAAATGCATTCGTTGATGCAAATATTTTAACTGGTGATTTTATTCTTCAGGCTTTTCCTGATGGCAACGCTGCAGGACAAACAGATTTTTTGTTTGATCCATTTTTAGCGTCTGCAAAAATTTCACAAGCTCTTGATGTCAACAGCCCAGATTTTACACCGTTTTACGCTGTGGTTAATATACCAGAGATAACTTTCTTAACAACCCCACCAGAGCTAGGAACAGATGCTGCTTTTAATCGTAAAGTTAGAGAAATAGTATCAATACTAGGAGTGTTTAAGCTATATAATTTTTATGGTCAGTTTACTGTGCCAAACTATGGTGATCCAGTACAAGTAACCTTTAAAGATATGGATACTTTTAGTGATCCTATATTTATTGGTCCTTTAAAAACAGGTAAAGTTAATTTTGCAGGTGGATCGGGAGGTCAGCCTGGTGGCGGTGGTGGCAGTTATCATGACACTTGCAGCAACAAGCCAAATGTTAAAACTAGGGTTTTGAGAACGAAACCTGCGCCGCCATCTATAATCACTGGGAATAAAAAAACAAATAAGTTTATTACATCGCTGGACCAAATGAATATTCCATATCCACCTAAATCGTATCGAACAGCCAGTACAGGAGGTACCACCACTGGGACAGAACCGTCAAACACGTCGGCACCTTATCGCGTAGCGATACCAAAGAATTTCAATAAATCAAAACCAGCAAATGTATTTTTATATTTCCACGGTAATGGTGGGTCTGGTAGATTAGAAGACTTAATAACAAAAGGACCATCGTTTATACCTGATGGTCGAAATGTTGTTTTAATCACGCCGCTGATGTACAAACAAAAAGGACTAAAGGCAGCTAAAAATCCTGGATCTTCAACTGCAGGTGGAAAAATAACAGTAACTCAAGAATTTATAACTGAAGTGCTTCAAGCTCAAGTTGGTGAGGGTTTTATTGGAAGCGCAAACTATGATAGTTTAATAACTTTTTCGCATAGTGGCGGTGGCGCCCCTCATGGATATTTTTTAAGACAGCTGGCAGAAAAAAATCAATTTAATAACGCTATCTCGGCAGCAAGATTTTTAGATTCTGATTATGGTTTTTACAGCTTGAGGGATCTTTTTAAGGGATTGGCTGATGGTAGCATCCCAAAGATTGATCAATCAAGAATTACTTTTTTAGTCGGTAAACCCCACGGCAGCAACTCGCCTAACAAGCAAGCCACAAAAGGTTCTGGTGAGCGATGGAACAATGTATACAACAGCGGTACTAGACTTATTGTAACAAACATGGATCATATGACGTGCGCATATCAAATTGGTCCTGAATACCTAATACCAGGAGTTCAAAACGTTTCCGCTCCTAGCAATAAATCAAAAACAGATCCTAATAAACAAGCTGAACAAACCCAGCAAGAAAACCTAGCGAAAGAAGCGAAAGCAGCCGAAGCAGCAGGCGACACAGGATTTGCAGCAGAAGTAGCAGAAGCTTCCGCAGGGGCGGCTGAAGATGCACAAATGGATGCTGAAATATCAAAATTAAAAGCGATAGAAGCAGTCTCTGACAAGCCAAAAAAGCCGACTCAAAAGAAAGAAAATAGTGTTACTCCCGACACAAAACAAAACGCAACTCCAACAGATACACAAACAGATGGACAGACATGTAAATTCAATGGTTTTGCCTCTCCCGGTGGACCATACCCAGATGACCTTCAATGGGTAAAAATGAGTAGTTATGGTCCCAGGGTTTGGCAGATATCCAGTACAAAACGTCATGGCTGGGGCGCAAAGGCTATGGCAAATTTTCTTAAAGGATTAAACAACGTCAAAGGAGGCGAAGATTTAGGAAAAGGGTATTTAAACCCTATAGGGCAAAGCAAAGGCAATTTTGCGCTGCCTGATGACACAAAACCAGGATGGTGGTATGGTGACGTATCACTAATAAGAGGTGGCGACACTGGAAAACACAAAACACACGAAACTGGTATCGGTGTTGATATTGCTTTGCCGACAAAGTATGTCGATCCGTCAGGAAAAGTGTTTTACGGTATGTGTCTAAGGAGAAGACCAAAACCAAAAGCGGCTAAAAGCGATTGGACACCACCACCATTGGCTGCAGCCTTTTGGAAGTTGAGAAAGAGAGAGCACTATGACGAACGCGCTCTAATGGACTTTTTTAGATATGCCATTCCGCGGTGCGAAAGAATCCTATTGGGGGAAATAGGTAAAAAGATATTCATAGAGCTTATGTACAAGTTTTCTAGAGAGAATAAAAATGGATGGAGTTTAACACATCCTGCTTATCTTCAAGCGGATTGGAGAGGTCGCACACGGGGAGATGGCACTCGTAAAGATGGGTCTGTAAGACCAAAAACTTGGTGTAAGGTTTATGGCGAAGATCAGGTACACCGCGATCATTTTCATATTAGATTGCGTACACCAGGTCTGGCGCCAGGATACTTTAGAAATTTTCCAAAAGACGCACGACCAGGAAAAGATACACGCAAGGCAGTTTCCGGTCAAAAAGATGGAGGCAATGGTATTATCGATCCAGGTCAAGCAGGAGACACTGGAAAACAAGGTAGCACTTATTAAGGTTGGGATAAGACATGACTATTAAAAAAGCATACGATATATCTCTTCTAACAAGAGAAGAAAAAATAAGATTAGATCTATCAGGGTTAAAATCCGATTATCTGGGTATAAGAGGGGATACTTTAATAGAGCCGTTTATTTTGCCGCAAAAAGCCAAATCTGAAACAAGGCTGACAGGTGATAATGGTCAAATGATATCTCTAACTAGAGATACCCCAAGAGACATTGGTAGTGGCTACAGTGCTCAAACTGGTGCAGCTAGCATAACGTTGGGGGTTGGATATAACTCTAATGATCCCGCTCGCACAACTAAAGAAAATCCACAGGGCGGTAAAGCAAAGCCTTTAGTTGGGATTAGAAACAGTAAAACAACAGCCTCTGAAATTATTGTGTCTCAAAAAACAGATACTGATGATAATTTGAGTTTAGCACCTGGAAATATTGGAATGACTAAAGCTAAATCAGCAATATCAGTGTACTCTGATTCTATCAGGATATGTGGTAGAGAGGGAATAAAATTTGTAACTGGCATGGATGATAAAAATTCAGCTGGAGGAAAAATTGTAAGCGTTCCGAGATTTAATTTTATTGGCGGCAATAGTGATGGAAACCTACAACCAGTCGCATTGGCTAATACTTTAAATGAGGTTTTACGAGATATTTATGAGCAAATTGATACCCTTAATAGTGTTATAGATACGTTTATGACTAGCCAAGTTGAATTTAATGCAGAAGTGATGACACACCAGCACTATGATTTAGCGACAATGCTTGTTGGTTCAGTGTCAAGTGGAAATCCTTTTTCGATTAATAGTGGTAAGAACTTAGTTAGCCCTGAGCTTATGAGTTCAGGAATAAAAACTATGTCCACCGAATATATCTCAAAAATTGACGGGATATTCCAAAAATTGCAAACAACTGTTGGTTCTTTTAATGCTACTGATGCCGCTGGACCTAAAAACCCAGCGAGTCCTAGCCTGTTCTCAACTTAACGAAAGAGAGATTATAATGAGTTTTTTTAAAAGATGGTACATACAAAGTTATATTACAAAAATTGATCCAACTCTTGCTAAACAATTTTTGGATGACATTAAGCCGGGTTTTTCACAAGTAGGGGAAGAAAAAAGAAAAGCTTTACTGAGAAGAACTTCGGAAATTGATATCTATCACTGTAATATAAAAGTTCCTGTATCTCAAATAAAACAGTTTTGGGGTATAACGGAGGGGAAACCCATAGATGCTAACTCTTATCTATTCGCATACAGCAGCAATCAAGTGTTTGTTTCATTTTTAGCTGACAATATATTTACAAATTTTGTTGATTATGAAGGAGATAAAATTAAAAAAGTTGGTCAATATCTAATCGGAAGTCCAACTTTAAAATTACCTGCTCTTAAAAGACCGCTACTAACTTATACGCCTGCTAGCAATCAGCTTGACCAGGCAGCAAGTGGTGGTTTAAACGGCGAAGGTAGAAAATTGCTTTATGCCATCGAGGATAACTCTGATATTATATTCACCGGCAAATATCATATTGATACTGGACCTGAAGATTTAGGAGCATTAATGTTTTTTCAGGCACTTCTGTTTATCCCTGGTAAGTTAGAGGGAAAAGTAAATGTAATGACTGGTCCTATACCCGGTAGTGATGGTGTTACTCCCTTGTCTTTGAAAGAAATTAGAGAGGTTGCTTGTAAGCCTACTCCAAAAAAAGACAAGAAAACAAAAGCAGATGATCCAGATGCAGAAAAAAACATAGAAAAGGGTAAAAAGACCCCGGCTGACATTAGCAAAGCAAGAATCTCAAAAAAACAGAAACAAGACATTGCAAGGCAAGTTCGAAAAAGAATTAATCAGGTTGGAGATGCAGCTTTTTTAAACGCTTTAACAAGAGCAAAAGATCTAAAAAATACGCAACAAGTTTTTGACTTTGTGTTAAATGTAATGCCTGTAGGTCAAATGATTGAAATAGCTATTGATTGCGCTAAGAAATTTATTGACGACACGCCGGATAATGTTGTGTGCGATATGATTATGCGTAATTTAACAAATGATGATGTTGAGAAAATACTCGTGTATGCAAATGTAAACTTGACAGACAGTTTTATCGCACAATCTTTTAAAAATGAATTAATTAATAAATTTGATGGTAGCGTGGAGGAAGATCCAGCAGGGTTTAAATCATTTTTAATCAATCAATTTAACAACAATGTCGGCACAAGAGAAATTATTTGTGCGATGGTTTTTGCATCATTGCCTGCAGCAGTCGCTTTATTAGCTCTGTATACGAAACAAACTCTATCAAATGTAAGTCCGGACGGTACGTGTGGCGACCCATTAACACCAGATGAAAAAGAACTCAAGACTGTATTGGAAAACCCAGTTAAAAATGTTTTGTTAGCCATCTATGAAGGAGTTAAAAGTCACCCTATTTTGTCATTCACCAAAGACTTACCAAAAACCTTATTAGATCAAATTATTGTGTTTGTTGATCAGCTTATTGTTCAAACTATTGCTCTAATGTTGCAAGAAATAGCTTACCTTTGTGAAGGCTCCAGTAAGACTGACCTTGCGAATGCATTACCATCTGCTACAATATATAATCAAGATATCAATGATTATGTGCCTGGACCAGAGGTTTATGACGGTTTATTAGATTTTTTAGATGATGATTTGTTACAAAATGACGTTGAAGATGAAGATAACTTACTTACCAAAGAATTAGTAAAAGCTTTTTTCACAGATTTGGGTAGTTTTTTGACTTTATCTGAAGTCTGTGTTTTATTTGGGGGCACTAATATCCCAGGTGATGTAAATTACGATCTAATAATTGAAAAGATATTTTACGGTCTTCTATCTTTAGAAACATATGAGCCATTAAAAAAAGTTATAAATACTAAACAAAAGCTAATAAACTTTTTAGATATATTTGGAGAAAATTTTGATCAAGCGTTGTGTTCTGAAAGGATAGAGGAATTAACAAACGCAAAAAAAATATTGTCAGAGTTGTGTAAATCTAGTGATGATGCTTATATTAATGATTTAAAACAAAAAGCAGCTAGTGACGCTATCGATAACCTATTAGATCAAGAACAAGATTTACTTAATGATTTATTTGATGCGATTAAAAATTTAACTGACCCAGAGCAACCTGAAGTTTTTTGTGGACCAGAGGCTGAACGCCGAGGCGTCAAGCCCTTATTACCATCATTTCAAGATCCAAGTCAAATGCACTTGGCAAAAAAACATTTAATTGGGCTGTTATCGGGCACCGCTAAAATATTTGAGTCTGAGGTTGGTGGTTTTAAAAATGCTTTAACGGCTAACCCCGCTGCAGCCGAGCTAGCTAACATGCCCGGTGCCGCTTCACAAATACTTGCATTAGGTACTGCTATGGCAAGCGCTATGGGCAAAACATATGGTATATCGCTTGAAGATGATGAAGGAAATAATACCCTGCCATCAACGGAGGGAATAGCCGACTATTTTAAAAATCAAACTAATGCTAATAGACTAGTCGCACCAAAAGTTAGTGAAGCCTTACGTAACACTTTTAAAGGAAACCTGATTTCAAACGTCACTCAAATTGTGAAAAATCCAGATGAATTCTTGGCTTCTCCAGATGATGTTGTAGGTGCATTATATGAGATTTCTACTAAAGATAAACAAATACGATACTTTGCAAATTATTCCTCTGAAATCCACACTATAGATGGAGTCCCCGAAGCGTTTGCTGATTTAGGTCCTTTTACTGCACGCTTATTGTTTTCTATTGGCACCGCAGAAACAGAAGCATACGATAGAATTTTACCTGAAGAAGCTATAACTGACGCTGAACAATTGACTGGTTATACTAATGCATTGGCACTTACAAATATATTTTCTGAGGATTCTGAAATTAGCGCAAACACAGAGAGGACATCTCCGTACAAGTCTTTAATTCAAAGTCTAGTATATAGTCCAGATTTTTTTGCGGATATTTTAGAAAGAGTTATTGTAGAACATGCTGAGTTTATAACGTCACTTGATCTATTTCAAAAAAGTAAGTTTAGTCAATTATCTTTTGTCAAAACTAATCCTTGTGATAAGTCTTTATTAGATTTTAGTGATATATTAAAAAAATTTGAAGATAGAACAAAATATATCGAATGTAAAATTGGTGTTGGAAAAATACCGACTCCATCGGAAATGGCTCATATAGCCACATTATATGAATCTTTGCTTAGAGTTGTTGTTATCAACGAGGCGATGAAGAGCTTTTTTGTTTTTGCCTCTTTTGGATTTGATAACCTTGTAAAATTATCTCAACAATTTCAAGATAAGCAAACTTTTTATTTACAATATTTATCTTCTATTATTGAAAATAAAATGGAAACTATTATTCCAACTGAATTTCAGGCTATTGTAGAAGAAATAGTTTCTCTTGCTGCAGCGTCTGATACCAAAAATGATGAAATTAGCTTCTCTGATGCTATTGATTATTTTGTTAAAGAATCTTTTAAACAAGCCCAGAGTGTTTTAAAATCTAAATTAGAAAAAGCAGGATATACTAATCATATTTTTTCAGGAGAGTTTGGTTTTGAGTTTGTAGAAGCCGATGTGGATAATGATGCAGTTAATGATACAACCATTTTAAAAAATTTAATACCTGCAGAAAAAAATCTAGCGTTATTAGCTCCATTTGATATATTAAATATAGACTTTGATAAAAAAGAGATTATTGTGCCGACTGGGGTGTATTCTGGAAACCCTAGACTAAAAAACGGAGGATTTTTTATTGAGCGAGGGTTCGAAGTATTTCACAATAGAAAAGAGAGATCTCACCCACTTAGCTTATTAGATTCTCAGAAATTAAAATTGATAATATCTATGTTACCTTATTTCGTACCCCAGCCCATAGGGAACTTCCTCCCATTTGCACCATACTTATCAAAAGGAACTAATACCCCACTCGGGTTTACACAACCTTTTATGGCAGGGGTTCAGGACTGGAGGAATATTTTCAATATCGTAGGTTATCCTTTGGAATTAAATGAGGAATTTGCTGACCAAACGAAAATACAGCCTGCATCTTTATTTCTGCAGGACTCGCAGCTAGGTACCGCCACCGATCTTGAACATACATATTCCGCTATTCAAAGGCAATTGTTGGGAGGAGAACTTGTCGGAGGCGGCGTAATCTCAACTTTCTTTAGTGATGATTACCCATTGCAACGAAAGGAAAACTTTATTGATAATAACGCAACCGAATTGCTGACGGTATCTCAACGCCAAGGCAGACTTAGAATCAATGCAAATCTTAAAGCTCAAAATGGATTAAGATCGTACAGAGATGTTTTTAGAGTTAAAGATGTATTTGCTGAAGATCTTCGTAAAGGTATTGAAAAGTCTTATGAACAAGCCAATGATGGCGCTAATAACGTCCTTATTGACTTAATTGGTCTTTTGGGTGAAAGTGAGGATTTTAATATTGACTCGCTATTACAGAAACTACAAAACAGGTTTAGAATGATGGAAACCTATTTTTATAGATTTGGAGAATACAGAACAATCAACCTGTTAATCAGACTTCCCTTTGATCAATCACAAGAAGCAACAGATGATGAAGCTTCTTTTTATAAAAATGCATTTTTTACGAAGACCACGTTTGAATCACTTTTTCCTATGAGTGCAGACAACAAAGACGGAGAAAAAAACAGAGCAGCTTTTTACCAAGCAGTTTTAGAGAGAAAGTATTTTATCAGAGAAGAGGGTGGCGAGCTTTATTTTAAATTACCCTTAGCTTATCAATATATTCCAGTGGCAAGCGAGGAAAGTTTTGCAACTCTGCCAACAAATTCAGAAATTAGCCTTGACTCTGTTATAACGAATTTTGCCTACAATGGTAAAATAGCTGGCACACTAGAAACGCTTTTTTCCTCTCTTTCTTATGTAGACTTACTATCATTCGTTTCGATATTGGTTACAAAAACCTTGAGCGAGGAGTATCCCAATCTAAGTTCAATTTTTCAAAATACCGAATTAGCGCTAAAAACAGGTATACAACAAGCTCTATCTGCTGGCGACAGAGAAAATAATCCAAATCTCTACGAAAATGATTTTAATACAGGAGATTTTAATTCACCTAGTCAAGTAAAACTGGACTTGTTATCTTTATTTCTTGAGGGTATTATTAAAGGTGTTGCCAACATGACCGATCCAACTTGGAGAACTCCCTGGTTTTTACCGGGACCTCTAACTCCATTTGGAATAATCGCAAAGTTTTTAGATGCTAGTGAAGACGAAGATGATCCAAAGTCCGCAGCGGATAAAAACAAAAACAGTCTTAATGATCCAAATGCGTTCGAATGTAATGATGACACATAAATACTTTTAAAAATGTTTTTAATAAACTATTTATGAACAAGGAGATGCGTTCATGACCAGTAACACAAAGTCGACAATTGGATTTGATGCAGAACTACCATTAACTCAAGATGTAGATGATTTTTTCTACAAACTAAATAAAACCTTTAAAGACAATATAAAACAAAACTTAAAAATGCTTCTATACACAGCACCAGGAGAAAGGGTCATGGCTCCACAATATGGAGTTGGAATTAGAAGATTTTTATTTGAGCAGTATCCTGATTATCGAATTGATGAAAAAATACGCGAGCAAGTTAGTAGGTATCTTCCACAAGTATCTATTGTTTCTTTGAACATCTCTAGAGGAGATACCAGAACTCAATTAAAAACTGGGCAAAGTAACGCTTTAACTGTTGAATTAATTTACGAAATCAATGAATTTAATTTTAGAGATTCAATAATACTAGTTGATACAGTAACATCAACTTGAAGAGGAATTAAAAATAAATGGCACCAAAAAAACCAGCAATTAATTACACTAGTCGTGATTTTGCGACGATTAAAACAGATTTAGTAGATTATGCTAGAAGATATTACCCTGAGACATTTAGAGATTTTTCAATAAATTCGTTTGGTTCTTTAATGCTGGACACAGTTTCTTACGTTGGAGACATTTTATCTTTTTATCTAGATTACCAAGTTAATGAAACCTTCTTGTCGACCGCTTCCGAGTATGATAATATTTTAAAAATTTCTAGACAACTAGGATTAAAACCTGATCTTGCCCCAGCATCTTTTGGGGACTTAACCTTCTTTGTGTTGGTTCCCGCTGACACAACCGGCGCACCAGATTATGATTATGCTCCCATTTTAAAGGCTGGTAGTAAATTTGCCACCGGCGGTGGGAAATTATACACATTACTGGAAGATGTTAACTTTAAAGATGTTTTGCAAAATGAGATCGTTGTTGGAGAGGTTAATGAAGCATCTAATCCAACTAGCTATGCTATTCGAGCCAGAGGTCAAGCTATTTCTGGAGAGTTAAGATTTAAAGAAGTAGCTCTTGGGTCATATCAAAGATTCAGGCAAGTTGAAATAGCTGATGATAATATTACTGAAATAGTATCTGTGATTGATTCCGAAGGAAATCCATACTATGAAGTTGATTATCTAACTCAAAACACGGTCTACCTGACCATACAAAATAGAGCGGCAAATAATGATGTTGTCCCAAACATATTAAAACCAATAGCAGTTCCAAGAAGATACGCAGTTGTACGAGAAAGAGAGAGGTTGATACTTCAGTTCGGTTTTGGCACTGGTGAAGATGAAACTGAAGCTATAGACCCAGCAAATGTCCTGGTTAATCAGCACGGAAAAAGATATATATCAGATGATTCTTTTGATCCTACAGTCTTAATTAAGACAGATAGTCTTGGAGTAAGCCCCTCAAACACTGTTTTAAAAATAATTTATAGAGTCAATACATTTGAAAACACCAACACTGCCGCAGGGACAGTTACAACTGTTAGAGATCCAGTTATAGATTTCATCAGCGAGCTAGAGCTTGATCCAACTTTGGTGTCGGCAACAAGAAGTAGTTTAGAAGTTATTAATGAAAGAGCCTTTGTTGGCTCAACTGCATTACCTAGTACAGATGAATTAAGAGAACGCGCATTCGGGGTATATTCTATGCAAAGTAGAATAGTAACAAAGCAAGATTTAGTCACTGCAGCTTATAATATGCCTAAAAAATTCGGTGCAATCGCCAAAGCTGCCGCTTATCAGGATAAAGATTCTTTTAATCAAAGAAATATTAATCTATATGTGATGTCCACTGGTGCAGACGGAAAATTTCAAAAGGCTAATTCCATTATAAAAAATAATTTAAAGACACACATAACAAGATATAAAATGATTAATGATACAATTGATATTTTAGATGCGAAAATTATTAATTTAGTTTTAAATTATAGTATAATATCTTTTCCAGACGTTGACAAGTTTAGAGCTTTAGATACATCTAAAAACGATTTGATCGCATACTTTGAGAATAGAAGACAATATGAAATTGGAGAAGAATTTTTATTAACAGATGTATTCAGTGTGCTAAAAAACTCTTCTTTAGTTTTAGATGTCGTTGATGTTAGTATACAGGCAAAAACTGGACCTGCGTATGCCGATACAAATTTTGACACTAGTGTTTTTCTGAGCACCGATGGTAGAAAAGTGGCATGCCCCATTGACTCTGTATTCGAAGTTAAATTTCCAAACTCTGACATTATAGGAACAATTAGATAATGGCAATAAAAAGATATTACGCTACAAAAGATAACACAATAACTAACGCTTTTAAGTCAAATCTAAGCACAAGAGGTGTTAGTGGTAATATGGGTCAATCTGATATACTTGAGGTGTTTAGTATTTACGCTCAAGTAAGCTCAAGCACCGGTTATAGTTCAGAATTATCTCGCGTATTAATTGAGTTTGATACGACCGCTATAAATACTGACCGCACAGCTGGCAATATACCTGCATCTGGTAGTGTAAATTTCTTTTTAAAGATGTACGACGCAGAACATACCCAGACTACTCCAAAGAATTACACACTAGTAGTCTCTCCTATTTCTCAATCTTGGTCAGAGGGTCTTGGTTTGGATATGGAAGAGTATTCCGATGAGGACACATCAAATTGGATATCAGCATCAAATGGTGTAGGCTGGAGCACATTTGGAGGCGCCTCCGTCCAAGGTGGAAGTTTTAGAACTGGTTCAAATGACGCACCAAACGAATATCTTTTCACCCAGTCCTTTGATACAGGTTTCGAAAACTTAGAACTGGATGTAAGTCACCTTGTGGAAGATTGGATTAAAGGAGACTTAGACAACAATGGATTTGGAGTTAGATTGACCGCCTCAGATGAAACTCAAGAACAATCTTTTTATACGAAGATGTTTTTTGCACGAGGCTCACAATTTTTTCACAAGCGACCAGTTATTGAAGCTCGATGGGATGATAGTAAAAAAGACAACCGTGGAGACTTCTTTTTAAGCTCGTCTCTTGTGCCAGCTTCAGATAATTTAATGAACCTCTATCTTTACAACGTTGTCAGAGGACAGTTAACTAATATTCCAGCTGTCGGTGCAAATGAAATGGAAGTAAGCATTTATAGCGGTACAACAGCACCAACCGGAGATAAGCTTTTCCTACCTGTGGGTGGTGGCGTAAAGTCAACCGGTCATGTCAACATTACTGCATCGCACGTTGAAACTGGTATATATTCCTGTTCTTTTGCTTATGCATCGTCTAGCATCACAAAGATTTTTGATGTATGGTCTAGCGGCAGCATAGAGTATCACACTGGTTCTGGAGTGGATATAAAAACGTTTGATAGTCAAGATTATAATTTTGACCAGAGATATGTTTCTAAGGTTACAAATTTACGTGCAACCTATGATAAAAACGAAAAGGTGAGATTTAGACTGTACACTCGTCAAAAAGATTGGTCCCCAACTATTTATACAGTAGCGAACAATGAAATAGAAACAAGTATAATCGATAATACATATTATCGTTTTACTAGAGTAAGCGATAATCTAGAAGTTGTTCCTTTTGGGACTGGTTCCCTAAACCACACTCGGCTGTCTTATGATACGAGTGGTAGCTATTTTGACTTAGAGATGAACTTGTTCGACACTGACACTGTTTATGAATTAAGTTTTGCATATCTAATTAACGGTAGCTACGTTGAGCAACCAGAAAGGTTTAGGTTTAGAGTAGAGTAATATGTCCTTAAAAGATTTATTTAAAGAACAAAATTATAAATATCTAGGCAACACCTCTGTTAGTTCTTTAACTTCTAGTGGTGTAGAGTCCCCAGAATTTATCGATGCTTTTGTTGAAGACAGAGATAGATTTATTCCACTCGTTGATTATTCTCTACCAGAGAACTTTGCACGATTTGGCTCCGCTGAAAAATATTACTACGATTCTATAACAAGAGTATATAATACCTATCCTTATGATGGCTCTAAGAAAGAAAAAATACAATGGGAGCTTTCTTCTTCTGGTTTAGACCTTTACCTTTTCGAAAATGGATATCCAAGAACAAATGGATTTGCTGTATTTTCGAGCGCTAGCGTTACAGCGACCGATGTGTCAACTGATTACACAGTCTGGGGTTCTTACGGTGCCGCAGGTTCTGGAACATATGAGTTTGTTTCGTTTAATGGCGGTCCTCACGCTGGTGAGGGATCAAACATTTATGTCGATCCAGATACCGGTGAAGCTCACTATCGAAAAGATGCAAATCTCTATGATCTTTCTAAAGATAGAGAATGCAATCTAAAAATAGGTGGAAACGATGGAAATACCGTAGAGTTTTGGCTCAAGAAAGCAGCTTTTAATGTCGACGCTACCCAAACCGAGGTCTTGTTCGATATCTTCACTACAAGTTCAATTTCTTCAAGTGTAGATTATGGACGCTTAACTGTTGAAATGTCCGGACACGGAGCTGGCACTAATACACTTTCGCCATTTTACGTCACATACATGTCGGGCACTTCAGGCATTTCAAAACAAAATATCGGTGCGTCACTAACAACATCCTCCGTGGCTGATGATAATTGGCACCACTATTCATTCAGGTTTAAAAATGACGGAGCAAACACATCTATAGATCTTTTTGTTGATGGGCTATTTAATCACAACGTTAAAGCTGGCACTACTGTTGATTATGTAAGTGGAACTATCGTTGGTACGATTGGGGCATTGGCAACAAACCCATCAGGTTCGTCTGCAGGAGCACCAACCGCCTCAAGGGGCTGGGGTAAGCTATCAGGATCATTAGATGAATTTAGATTTTGGAAAGTTTGGAGAACATCAAAACAAATTCAAACAAGGTGGTTTGATCAAGTAGGTGGCGGAACTAACACCGATGACGCAAATACTCATTTGGGTCTATACTATAAGTTTAATGAAGGTATCACTCAAACTGCTTCTACTGATAGTAACGTTTTAGATTATTCAGGCAGAGTTACCAATGGTTCATGGAATGGTTATTCCTCTATATATTCCAGAGAAACTGGATCTGCAATTAATGATTCTGGTCTGACAACCTATGTTTCAACTGAATTTTTAGATCCGATTATTTATTCTTTCCATCCAGAAGTTATATCTTATCGAGATACCAAAAGAAAAGAAGGTAAAGATTACGATTATGGCAATCCGTCGACGTTATACTATTCTCTGCCAAGTTGGATTGTAGAAGAACACGATGCAAACAATCCAGACAATGAAGGCATAATCGCAAACTCATTATGGAACTTGACTCAAATCCTATCAAGTCACTTTGATAGCACAGCCAACCTAATGAAATCATTGCCAAATTTAAGTCAAAATGATTATGTTAGCGGTTCTCAAAAACCAATACCCTTCATGAGTAGGATACTTGAGTCAAAGGGTTTTGTTGCTCCGGAAATATTTAATGCGCTCGATGCGCTAGAGTATTTTGAAAACAGAGATAGCAATACAAGCTACGAAGAAAAAATAGCCAATGTAAAAAACATAATATACAAAAATATTTACAACAACTTAAGCTATATTAACAAATCAAAAGGTGCTGAAAAGTCCTTTAGAAATCTTATTAGATGTTTTGGTATAAATGATGAGATATATAAGCTTAATTATTATTCAAATAATGTTGATTATATTTTAGAAGATAACTTTCGATCTGTTACTGATAAATTCAAATTAATAAATTTTAATTCAGTTAACAACTCTGATGGCAGCGTGTTCCAGTATTCTAGTAGTCTTAATCCAAATAGCACTACATTTATTTCTGCTAGCAATAATTTTACATTTAGTGAATCACCAGAGTATAGTTTACCGTTCAGCGTTGAAGCTGGAATGATATTTCCAAACAGAGTCAATCAATCTGATTATTCAACCTTTAATCATAATTACGAAAACACTCAAAATGATTACCCTTTGATGCTAACCGCCTCACTCTTTGGTATGCACACCGCAAGAGGAGATTCACCGGCAGACACAACATGGAACACTAACGATTATGCAAACTTTGTCGTAAAGGCTGTTAAGCCAGCAACGTTCTCAGATAAAGCCAAATTCGTTTTAACAGGCACCGCTGGCGGATTTATCCCAGAATTGTCCTCTTCATTTTATGATGAAGTCTATGGAGACACGCCGTGGAACTTTTTGTTTTGCTTGTATCCTCAGAAATATCTTAATGCGAATGAAGTTGACGGGACAGAAAATTCACCTTATGTCGTTGAATTTTCAGGTATGCAAAAGGTTCTAGATGAAACGATCAATCAATTTACAGTAACCGGCTCTATTACAGCAGAAGAAGCTACAAAAATATTAGCCTCTCCGAAGAGGGTTTTTGTCGGAGCGCATAGAACTAACTTTACTGGATCAACCTTACAGCAATCTGATGTAAAATTTAACACGGTTAGAGTGTGGCAAAACAAACTAGACATAAAAGATTTAAATTTGAGAGGTTCAGACCCCAACAACTACAGCATAAAAAACCCAGAACAAAACGCTTATCTTTTCAACGAGTCAAACAATCGAGTATACGTTCCAAATAAAGAAACACTGTTGTTGCACTGGAACTTTAATAATGTAACAGGCTCAGATTCAAGCGGTGAATTCATAGTTGAAGATTTGACGTCAGGCTCAATTAGCGAAATATCCAGATACGGCATACTGTCCAATTTATCGAACAAACAGTTCACAGGACTAGGGTTTGAGTTTGATACCAGTAGTAAAAATGTTGTTATAATTGATGATTTGGTGACAGCCAAGCCAAATATGCCCGAGGTGTTATCTAACGAGAATACAGTTAATGTCATGACAAATGACGACATATATTATACCAGAGACAGTAGACCAACATTTTTTGACCTGTATGTCGAAAAAAGTGCATATCAGAACATTTCTCAGGAAATGTTAAAATTTATGGCTACTGTCACAGATTTTAATGATCTCATTGGACACACAGTTGATAGGTATCGTGATGAATACAAAGCGCTTTCCATATTAAGGCAAGCATTTTTTGAGACAATGGATGCTCCAAATGTTGAAAAGTACATGGAGTACTTTAAGTGGTTTGATTTGGCAGTAAGTGCAATGATTCAACAGCTAGCGCCCATGTCATCAGGATTGGGCGAGAGACCTTTAAGAAACATAATTGAGTCCCACGTTCTTGAGAGAAATAAGTATCAATCAAAGTTTCCAACTTACGAGTTTAAGCAATCTGATCCTGAAGGTCGTTTATTCGGTATAAATGAAATGTTGTACCCTTGGAAAGAGGGACACTTCCCGATAGAAACACCATTCTTTAATCAACAAAGTCTTGCGTTCCCAGGAGGCGGCGGCTCAAACACTGTACACAAAGCAGATATTGGAAATCAAGCTAGTTTAAGTTTCGGTGCAGATGGCACAATCTCCAATGAACCGTCTTTTAGTATATCAGCTTGGGTTTACATGACGGATGTAGAGAATTTTAGCATTTTTTCTAAGGGAAGTGGCGCATCGATGCAGTATGTGCTAGGCACGTTTGGTTCTGGCATCATGTCTTTTACATTATCCGATAACAATGACAGTCATTTTATTGGGAGGACTACTTCCGGTATCGCAGCATCTGAAACCGTTGTTCAGGGTTTTCTGAATAAGTGGGTGCATATAGTCGCTACATATGATGGCAGTAGAGTCCCCGGCGGAATAAAGTTATATGTTAATGGCTCTGAGCTTGCCACGGCAGCGACCAGCGGCGGCGGATACTCAGCGATGGAAAATCTGAACGTACCAGCACAAATTGGACGTACTAATGATCAAGACGGAATGAGTACATCTGGTTTTATTGACGAGTTGGCTGTCATGAGCGTTGGTCTTACTGCTACACAGGTATCAGAATTATACAATGGCGGCGTAACGTTTAACTTAGAAAAATTTTCAGTATTTAATACTTTTGTATCTTGGTGGAGATTAGGTGATTCAAAAACCGGCACCTCTCCAAATTTCACTATACCTGATTTAGTCGGAAATAATGACGTAACAATGTCTAATTTTACCGGTAACTCAACGAGTGGAATAGTTAGTTTTCACG